GGTCCCCGCCGGGGCCGATCCGGCCGCCGACGGCGACGGCCCGGCCCAAACAACGCCGGCCGAGCGGCGGGCGATCGAGTCCGAGCACCTCGCGGCGATCGTCCGGTCGATCGAGGACGTGATCGAGCCCCTGGCGTTGACCGCCGACCCGCACCTGACCGACGCCGACCTGGTCCGCCTGGTCGGCGACGAGATCGCCCGCCTCCGCCGCAAGGTCAAACGCCCCAAACGCACCCGCAAGACGGCCAAGACCCCCGCGGCCAAAACGGCCAAACGACAAACCGCCAAACGAAAAACGGCACCCAAGAAAACGGCCGCGACCAAGACGGCCAAGCGAAAGGAAAAACGATCATGAGCAACCACGCCCCCAGCGGCCTCGACGTCCGGGCCTCCAAGCGGTTCGACCCGTCGCGCTACTGCCTCCACATCCTATCCACCCGCGACGAAGCCGACGTCGACGACATGACGCGGGCCCTTATCGTGGGTTCCGCGGGACTCGAGCGCCCCGGCTTCGTCAACGTGTCCGATGGCGAGGAAACTCCCGCCGCGGTGGTCCTCACGCAGGCCCAGGCCGAGACCCTCGCCGCCGACCTCCACCACCTCGGCGCCCTCGGTCCGGTGATAGGCCCGCCGACGCCCCAGGTGGGCGAGGTCCTCGAGGCGATCGCCGCGCCCGACGACCGCCTGGTCGCCGCCCTCCAGGCCCATATCGAGACGCTGACCAAGATCGTCGACCGGATGACGTCGTGGTCCTGGATGACAAACTTCCCGACCCCGAGACCGTGACGCTACGGGACGCCTGACCTTCAACCTTGACCCCGGAACCTTGAACCTCCCCGGAGACGCCACGGATGGCGAAAGCGAAACGACAACGGACCGAGGACCCCCCGGCCGGCCGGCGAGGCCGTCGGGGGCTAAAATGCCCGCGATGCGGGTGCAGGATGTTCCGGACCGCCACGACGGTCCCCCTGGCCGGCCAGGTCCGCCGCTACCGCGTCTGCCGCCACTGCGGCCGCCGGATCCGCACCCGCGAAACGATCGACAACGGATAAGGGATAGGGGGTAGGGGTTCGGGTGTAGCGGAAACGGCCTGAACGCCCTTGCACCGGCACAGCCGCCGGCGGTAGAATGACCGCGACCGGGACAACACAGGGTGTTGGCTCGGCGGCGATAATTAACCAGACAGCCCGCGATCGCTGGTGGGCGGGCAGAAAGGGAAATGGCGATGACTGACGAGCAACCCATTCTGTCCGGCGACGATTTGCGGGCGGAATACGTCCGATTGAAGGGCCTGGCAGAGCGACAGGCCGTGGAGATCGAGCGTCTGAAAACACTCGTTGCAGAGTTCTGCGAGGAGGTCGCCGTCCTGAAGCTGACCGTAGAGGACAGGGATTTGCAGGTCGCACAGGCGTCTGAGGAGATCGAGCGGCTGCGGGAGGAACGAGACGAAGCAACCAGTATTTGCCAAGCCTTGGCCGCCGCATCAGATCGAAGCGACAATTCGTGGGGTGGGTTACACGATGCTGCGCAGCGAGCGAGAATCTTGGTCCGCTCCCTCAAGCAACAGGATCGAGACTGCGAACGCGGCCTTGAGGCGATGGGGTTCCACCTCCAAGAACTCACGAAGGGAGACACGGCATGAAAAACCTGGGAGAACGCCATGGACTACGACGCCAAGTACGTCGCCCACGCCGAAGCCGAGATCCGCGCCGCGATCAAGAAGAACCCCGCCGCGGCCCCGTTCGAACGCTACGAGATCGACCCCGACGGCGGGACACTCGTCGTCAAGGACCTCCGGAACGAATTCTACCCGATCAAGATCCCCATCCAGGGCCTAGACGCCTTCGGGGACCCCGACAAGTCCGGAGCGGGAATGGGCACTTCCATACCCGCGCTCCAGCCCGTCGGCCGCCAGCCCCAAACGATCCTCGCCGACATCACGAAGCGGATCCGCGAACGCCTCGCCCCGCCGGTGCCGACGCGCCGGAACGACACGACCGACGACGCCGCCACAGAAACGGGAGCATAGCATGCTGGCGGAAACGACAACCCTCCTCGCCGAAGCCGCCGCCTGCGATCCGGGCGGCGCGACGGCCACCGTCTTGGCCTGGGCAACGGTCGCCCTGGTCGTGATCACGGGCGTTTACGTGGTCCTGACGTTTTGCATCGTCCGACAGATGAGGCGCCAAGCCGACACCATGGAAACCCAGGCGAAGGAAATGACCGCGAGAGAGCAACGCCGCGACGTCCAGGCCGTCCGGGCGATCCTGGCGGAACTGAGGGTCAACGCGTTCGCCGCGGTGGAGTGCCGGCAAAGGGGCCCGTTCCTGGCCGACGCCTACCCCGCCGGGCTTGCCGCCCTAGCCGCCGCGCACGCGTCGGCCGACACCCTCGCCAAGCTCGCCGATGCGCACGTCAGCGTGATCCGTTTCAACTCGGCGCACGCCACCCGGCATCAGGCCGCCGGTGGCGATCCCGAGGCGTTCACAAATAAGGCATGGGAAACCGCCGGAACGAACATCACCGCCGCATACGAGCGCGCCAAAGCCGACGAGGCGCTGATGGCGTACGTCGACTGGCCCGGGTACGCCACGCCGATCCCACCGATCAACTGAGTCCATCCGGGCCGTTTCCGGCCGTTCCTACCCTCTACACCCCACCCCCTCCGCCCTCGAAATCCGCCCCGACGGCGGATTTCGTGCTACATGTAGCACACTTGCCGCGCGGGGGCCGTTTTCCACTTGCCCCGGCCGTCTCCCCGCGCGAAAAACGTAGGTAGATCATGCTGGATCGAACAGGCCGGGCCTGGCGGGGCCGCCACTCCACCAGGCCCGGCCGCCGTTTTTTGGACAGCCCGAAAGGACCGCATGACCTGGATCGGACGTATTCGATGAGCACCGCGACGATCATCGCCGCGATCGAGGCCGCCCTGGAGGTGGGCGCCACGTCGGTCACCGACGAGAACGGCCGGACGGTGGCCTACGGGTCCCGGGCCGACATGCTCGACGCCCTGGCCCGCCTCTACGCCGGCCAGAACACCAGCTCCGCCGGCCGGGCCTTCGCGATCAACACCTTCAAGTCGTCGAGGGCCCGCTAATGGCCCGCCGCCGCGGACTCCTCCGACGCGTCGCCGACGCCCTGGTCGGCCGCGGCCCGGCCCCCCGCCCGATCGTCAACAAGATCGTCCGCAAGCCCGCAAACCAGCGCGGCGGCCAGGGCCGGTCGTATTACGACGCGGCGGCGTCCAATCGCTACACCGACACGCATTTCGCCGACGCCTCGATCCTGGACATCAACGCGATCGTCCGGGCCGACCTGGCGACCATCCGCCGGCGGTGCCGGTTCGAGTACGCCAACAACGGCTACGCTCGGGGGATCGTCGACACCCTGGCCAACGACGTCGTCGGCCCCGGCCCGCGGTTGCAGATCTCGGGGCCCGCCGAGACCACGGCCCAGCGCATCGAGGACGACTTCGCCGACTGGTCCGCCCGGTGCGACGCCGACGGGTCGCGCACCTTCGGGCAGATCCTCCGCCAGGCCGAGCAACAGATCGGCCACTCCGGCGAGGCGTTCATCGTCCTGGTCAACGACCCCGACGCGGCGCGCGGCGCCGTCTCGCTCCGGCTCCGCCTGATCGAATCGGATCGCGTCTGTTCGCCCTGGGCCCTCTACGGCGACCGGACCGTCCGCGACGGGGTCCGGTTCGACGACGACGGCCGCCCGTCGGGATACTACATCCTCAAGAACCACCCCGGCGACACGACCGGCGCGGCGAACCCCGCCGCCTACGACCTGGTCCCCGCCGACAAGGTGATCCACATCTTCGACCCCGACCGCCCCGGCCAGATCCGCGGGATCCCGCGCCTGGCGGCCAGCCTGATCCCGCTGATGCAACTGCGCGGCTACACCCTGGCCACCGTCCGGGCGGCACGTCGCGCCGCGTCGATCTCCGTCCTCCTCCACGCCAACAACGCCGAGATCGACGTCGAGGACGCCGAGGCCGACTTCGACGAGGTCGAGATCCCCGACGACTCGGCCATGACGATCCCCTACGGCTACGGCGCCACCGGGTTCGACGCCAAGCAGCCGACCGCCACGTACAAGGACTTCAAGCACGAACAGATCGCCGAGGCCGCCCGGCCGTTTCACATGCCGTACAACCGCGCCGCGGCCGATTCGTCCAACCACAACTACGCCTCGGGCCGCCTCGACGACCAGGGCTACCACCGTTTCGTCACCACCCGCCAGGCCGACCGCCGCGTCGACTGCAACGCCGTTTTCGACGCCTGGTATGCCGAGTACGCCCTGACCACCCGCGTCCGTCCGATCCTGCGCCCCGGCGCCGGGATCCTGGCCGAGTGGTACTGGCCCGGCCGCCAGCACGTCGACCCGGCCAAGGAGGCCAACGCCCAGCGGATCCGCCTCAACAGCCTGACGACCACGCTGAAGCGCGAGTACGCCCGCCAGGGCCTCGACTGGCGCCGCGCGGTCGACCAGATCGCCGAGGAACGCGAGTACCTGGCGACCAAGGGCCTGACGATCGAGGACGCCGCCCCGGCGATCGCCGCGGAAAACGCCGCCGAGGCCGCCGACGAGACCGCGGCCGAGTCCACCGAGTCCACCGAGTCCACGGAGTCCACCGATGCAGCCGCCGCATAGACCGAGCCCGATCCAGACGAGAAACGCCCCGCCGGCGGCCACCGACGCCGATCGCCTCACCGTCCGCGCCTACGTCACCCGCGCCGAGAGCCTCGACGTCGAGGCCCGCACCGTCGAGGCCGTCATCGCCACCGAGGCCCCGGTAACGGTCTACGACTGGACGCGCTACGAGCGGGTCGACGAGATCCTCCTGATGGCCGGCGTCGAGATCCCCGACTCGCGCCAGATCCCCCTCCTGGACGCCCACGGCCGCTGGTCGATCGACCAGCAGATCGGATCCACCCGCGAGATCCGCGTCGAGGGCGACAAGCTGATCGGCGTCAACACGTTCGCCGAGACCGAGCGAGGCGAGACCGCATGGTCCCTGATCCAGGGCGGCCACCTGACGGACAACTCGATCGGCTACCGCGTCGAGGGCGCCGTCTACATCGACCCGGGCCAGACCGCCACGGTCAAGGGGCGCAAGTTCACCGCCGCCGACAACGGCCGCCCGCTGCGAATCGCGACGTCCTGGACGATCCACGAAAACTCCGTCTGCCCGATCGGCGCCGACCCCAACGCGACCAACCGCGCGGACGACGATCGCCCGCCGCACCACACCGCCACCCACCGCACCGCCCCCGCGACCCCCCAACGAAAGGACACCGCCACCATGAACCTGAACGACTACATCCGAGCCCGAGGTTTCGACCCCGACGACCTCACCGACGACCAGCGAACCGCCCTGACGGCCGACTTCGAGGCCGCCGAGGCCCGCGCCACGGCCGACGCCGCCCCGCCGGCCGACCCGCCGGTCGCCCTGACCCGCGACGACGTCAACGACATCCTCGACGCCCGCGATGCCGACGCGGCGGCCGCCCGCGCCCGAGAGATCACCGAGCTGGCCCGGATCGCCGGCGTCGACGAGGCGACCCGCGACGCGGCGATCGGCGACCCGGCGGTCACCCTCGACGCCGCCCGCGCCCGGTTCGCCGAGGTCCTCCGCGCCGCCCGCCCGCCCGTCACCGGCCTCCCGGCGGTCCACGTGGCCCCGGCCGCCGACGAGGCGGCGAGGCGCACCGTCGAGGCCGGGATCCTGATCCGCGCCAACGCCGGCGACTTCGCGATGACTCGCGGCTACGACGAGCAGACCCTCCACACCGCCGAGCGGTCCCTCCGCGGCCTGCGCCTCGAGGACGTGTTCCGCCACGCCCTGCGCCTCGAGGGCCGGGCGATCCCCGACAACCGCTCCGACCTGTACCGCGCCGGGATCGGCACGGCCTCCCTGGCCAACATCGTCACCAACGTTGCCGGCGTGACGTCCATCCAGGGCGCCCTGTCGGCCCAGCAGACGTGGCGCCAGTTCTGCTCGGTCGGACCCCTCCGCGGGTTCCAGGCCGAGAAGATGGTCAAGCTCGACATCGCCGGCGGCCTGACCGAGGTCGGCGACGACGGCAAGCTCTCGGCGGTCAGCCTCGACGACAGCGGCGAGGAGATCACCGGCGTCACGCGCGGCAAGGTGTTGTACATCAGCCGTCAGCACATCATCGACGACCGGATCGACATCCTGACCGACGCCCCGCGCCTCCTGGGCCTCGGGGCCATGAACGACGTCTCGACCGTCGTGTACACCCTGCTCGAGGCTAACGCCGCGATGGCCGACGGGACGGCGATCTTCGCCACCGCCACCGAGACCCTCCAGGAATCCAGCGCCCTGGCGATCGCGACGGTCGACTCGGCGGCGACCCTGATGATGGGCCAGCTGGACTCCAAGAGCCAGCCGCGTCACCTGATGCCCAAGACGCTCCTGGCCCCGATCGCCCTGCTCGGGACCGCCCGGGCGATCTGCTCGAGCCCGGACATCGTCGTCATCGGCGTGGGGGCCGCCGCGGCGACCCAGCACGGCAAGCACGGCTACGGCGACGGATCCATCGCCCCGTTCACCGACCCGCGCCTGACCAGCGCCACGACGTGGTACCTGTTCGCCAACCCGGCCGAGTGCGCCAACATCCGCGTCGGGTTCCTCGACGGGGTCCAGACGCCCACCGTCGAGCCGGTCGCCGCGGCCGGCGACACCCTGGCCGAGGGCTTCCGCGTGTACCTCGACTACGGCGTGGCCGCCGCCGACCGCGACGGGATGGTCCAGTCGACCGCCTGACCGCAGCACGAAAAACCCAACCGACCGGCCGCGTCGGGCCGGGGACCCCGCGACGGTCCCCGGCCGGCGGCCGACGGACGACCGAACCTGACCGACCTTGATCGACCCAGCAAAACCGAAAACGGACCCCTGACCGAAAGGACCAGACCACCATGGAAGCGACCCTCTACCAGGACAACACCAAGACCAAGCGGTACTACAGCGCCTCGGCCCGCACCGCCGGCGACGTCGTGTGGCACGACGGAGAGGCCGGCGTCTGCATCGCCGACATCGCCGCCGGCGGCACCGGCGACGTCTACACCGACGGCCAGTTCGACGTCGAGTTCGTCGCCTTCGGCGCCTCGGCCGGCGCCGTCGTCGGCTTCGACAACGACGGGACCCCCTACGGCGGGTCCACCACCGGGGCCGGCACGACCAAGCTCGCCGCGGCCGATTTCATCATGGGCACGGCGATCACCGACGCGACGGCCACCTCGGCCACGATCCGCGTGGACCTGAACAAGATCCCCGCCGACCTGGTGGCGATCCTGGCCGGCCGCACCGTCGAGGCCGTCAGCGGCAACAAGACCCTCGACATCCAGGACAGCGGGAAGATCATGCTCGTCGACACCGACGCCAAGGCGATCACCCTGCCGGCCGTGGCCACCGGGTTCGAGTTCGTGATCATGATGGGCGCCGCCGACGGGGTCAGCATCATCACCGTCAGCCCCAACGCCAATGACAAGATCATGGGCGCCGACCTGGCCGGCGTCGACGACAAGGACCGCGTCCTGACCAAGGCTACGGCCAAGGCCAACGACTTCATCCACCTGGTCTACGGCACCGCCGACGGATGGATCGTCACCCAGGAGCGCGGCACCTGGGCCGCCGAGGCCTAGCGATTGCGGAGTGCGGATTTCGGAGTGCGGAATCCGCGCCCGCCCGGAAGAAAACCCCGCAGCGGGGCCCCGGGCGGTCGGACATGGAGGTCCGGCCG